TGCTCCTAGAGATATAGCTATACCCTCGGCCCAATCTTTAGTAGGACCTCCCGAATAATTGGGTCTAAAATTCTTACTACCGTCTTGATATCCATTTGATAAAATGTCAGAAGCAGCTACTATTGTTTTAGCAACACTTAAAACAGCATTAGATCCAGCTGATAACATCAGACTACCAACACCAAATGTTGCGAATATTATACCCCCAAGCATTGACATACCTAAGGCAAAAGATCCGAGGGCTAAAGATGTTCCCTTTGACCACCCAACGTCAGGATATTTTGAGTACTCACCATCCTTGAGAATCTCAGAAGTCCGCTTTATAGTCTTAGCGACCAAAAGAATAGATCCAACTCCTAGTGTAACAAGTGGTAGAAGAGGTCCCAAAACAACCATTCCAAGTCCAAATGGTATCATTGAAGCTGCAACTCCGACTGTCCAACTAATTGGTGGATACTTTGAATAATCACCGTCTCTTAAAATTTCAGAAGTCCACTTAATAGTTTTAGCAACTAAAATCATGGATCCAACACCCAATGTAACAAGGGGAAGAAGTAATACTCTCAGTCTCATTAATTAAACTTGCACGCTCAATGTCGGCAGCAACAGACTTATATTGATTAATTAAATATTCAATCGTATAAGTGCCTGCCACAAAAGCAGCAAGTGCAACTTCCAGCCTCTTCCGGCTAGTCTTTTGAACTAAGCCAAAAGATTCTAGAGCACGCTTATTCGCCCAACTTTGTAGCTCACCCTTCTGCTCTTCGTAAGAAAAGCCAGGAATTAACTCGCCAATCAATCCAGCAGCATGAGAAGCACCCAACAACGTATATGCCAAAATTGCATCAGCCAAAACTTCCTTTAATTGCTCTGCGCTTGTATCGAATTTGTTCAACACTTCCGTTTGAAAGGCGTATCTATCCGCAATATCGACAGGTTCACCAAACAAAAAGAACAACTGCGCCAACAAAGCGTCATTGATTTTCCCCTTGTAGTCTGATTCAAGAGCAACTAAAGATTCTAATTCCTCACCGTCATTGAAACCAAGAACAGAATAACTTGGCATTAGTATTCCTCCACTTCAAATGACTCCACTTCCTTACCCTTCCAGTGTTCATTATAAATTTCCATCTTCAATTCATCAGAAAGCAAGGTAGAATCAAAATCAAAAGGATTAGCGACGAACTTTCTATTTCTGAGCCACTTTCTGTAGATTTTAATTTCTCTGTCAAATTCATCAGAGTCAATAGATTTTAGATTATTATCTTCTTCTGGTCTCTTCTTGCTAGGCTGCTTTCCATCGCCACCCTTTTGTTCATTAATCTTAGAGTTGAGTGTAACAATGCGCTCCTTCTCTTGGAACTGACGTTCACGCTCCTTGTCAACAAAATCATCCAAATCTTCGTAGGTAACACCATCAGGCAATTGAATACCTGCAAGTCTAGCAGAGAGGGAAGCAGGAAGTAGGGCGCTTGTGTATTTGTTGAAAATATCAACTTGAGTAGCACCAAAATCTCTGAAAGCGGGAAGGTGCTCAATATAGAATCTAATTCTCGTGCCCTCTGGCGTGAAGATTGACTGATTTAATGTTTCCTGAATTGCATTAATTCTTCGTGCAATAGTGTACTTTAAGAAGTTCAGTTCCTCAGTTGGGCCAACCGTATAACTTGCAGAACTATCTCCAAATAACAAGCTGAAGGGGACACCCATGCCAGTTGCAATATCCTTTCTGCGGTCACGAAGAACTTCGGTTTTTTCAGAGTCGCCAGCGCCCTCACCAATTACTTGTGCCGTAACATCACCACTAACGACTTCCGTAGTGAAGGCATTTTTAATACCACTCATCATATCTTGCCAGAAATTGCGTAGACGCTCACGCTCTCTAGGTGGCACGCTCCTGTCAACAGACAAGACGGTGGCCTTAACAGCCCCTCTCTTGTAGAATTCACTGATAAAATTTTCGTAGTTGAGAATCACACCAGCACTTGCAGCAGCAGATAAAACTTGCGGAGTATCAGGGACTAACTCACCCAGGGGATTCGGCGTCATAAAATAAACAACATCGTCAATAGTGAATGTTTCCTTCTGGCCTGTATTTAATTGTCGCTCAAAACCAGCAATGCCTTCTGTACTTGAATAAATAGGATTAATGTACGGTGCAGCAAGCCATCTAAAACCAAGATTCTTTTTTGTATAACTGCGCTCCTTCAACCAAAATGCTTCAGAAGTCAGTAGCAGACTTGCCTCAGTTAAGTACAATAGATTCTGTAAAATTGAGAGCCAGCGGAACTTCTCATTCGACCAAAAGTTTGAACTGTTGACCAACTCCTGACCATCCTTCAAGTTGTACACAGTAAAAGGCACGCTTGCCACTGCACCAGCACGAATATCAATACAACGATAAATTGTAGCAATTTCTTGCTTGTATTTCTTGCCCTTTTGAATCTCACCAGTTTTGTTGCGACTTTCACCGTACACACTAACATCCTGCCACATATCGTCATTGTTGAATTGCTCAACAGTTAACGTCTTAGTTGCTGTAGGAGATAAAATTTTAATATCCTTCGCCATTTAATTCCTCCGAGTAGTAAACCTCTTTTTTAATTAGGTTCTCATGTTTACGACAAACCCTCTTGACATAGGGCATTTCTCTTATTCTTAGATAGCCCTCTTTGTCTTTGTAATGGAATTCGTCAACAACTTGAAATACTGCTTTTTCACTGCAAAAATCACAAATCACAAAAACCACCTTTCACTCTCATTTAGAAAGTTCCAAGACCAGTAACACGCATCAACGCCATCATCAGGCGGTCTAGTTGGAAAGCGCAGTAAAGCCTTTTCTAAATCCTCTGTAAATTCATCGTCAACGTGATACATTTTGTTCAACTCATAATCAATTAACATTTGTGATGCTCTTTCCATTTTTGAACCAGTAGAAGCAGATGCCCTCACTAACTCAACACCAGGAATTCTATCTTCATCAAGACCTGATTCTTCAACAATTCTATCCCAAATGTATAAAAAGGTTTCGCCGCCCTGGTTAGATTCAATTCTAACTAAGTGTGCATTATTCTTTACGGCAAAATATAAAGCCTTTCTCATTGAAAGTTCTGGAGTAGCCCTTTTTTCCCACCAGTCCAAAATGTACTTCTTACCCTTATCATCCATACCCATACAACAAATACCATGAGAATCGCTACCCTCTTTATTTGTTACGGCAGGGTCAATGCTAACAACAACAGATACCAGCGGTGGAACGGCACGGCGATTAATTCTGTTGAACTTAATCCCTGCGAACAAGCTTCCCTCGTCAACAATAACATGTTGATACTCACTCTGGAAGGCCGTAATACCAACAGTGTTAATTGTATTTTTTATTTCTGGCAAAGTAAAACCACTCCAAGTTGGCTTGCCAGAAATATCAATTTTCCCATCTTCGTCGTACCACCACTCAAAATCTTCAAGGGCTGGAAATGGGCCAGATAAAATTCTGTCCTTCATAAATGGCGGGTCGCTAGATGCAAGCTTTGCAAAAATTCCAGTGTCGATAATCATGTTTTGTACTGCGAGGACTAATAAGTTTCTACTACCAGAAGGGAGCAAAGAAGTAAAAATTGTATCAATCTTCTTTTGAGTAATTGCTGGCCCATCACCCTTAGCATCACAATCATCTAACAGGATCGTATCGGGTCTCGTATCCATCATTTTACTACCACGTCTTGCCGTATCAAGGCCGGAAGCATCAACAGTAAATCCATTGCCAAAAACCAAACGATTTCTGCGCCACCCACGACTATGACCTTCTTTAGTTAATTTTGGTTTTGCGAAGGTTGGGTAATAAGTACGCATAATTGCTGTCTCAGCCATATCTCTAATAGAGGCTAAGTGCTGGTCAGCTAAGTCTTGAGTTTCAGAAACATATAGCGCATACTTTC